CGGGTAATCATTAATCAGGGGTAATTGGTTCAGGATTATGCATCAACCCAAAAAGAAAACGGGCCGTTAATGCGGCCCGCTTATACGGTGGATCAAATGTATTCCGGGATTAGCCGGGTAATCATTATAGAGCCTCTATTTCGGATCCCGGTCCGATAACGCAGCCGGAGACGATCTTGCACAGGGTCCCAATTTTGGATCGGGTCCCGATTTCGCAACCGTGCCCAATTTTGGATCGGGTCCCGATTTCGCACCCTGACCCGATTTCGCACCCTGAGCCTATAACGCATCTGGAGCCTATTTTGACTCCATATCCTATTTCGCAGCCGTTGCCTATTTCTATTTTCCTTTCGGCCAGTAACCCGGCCAATTCGGCCAATTCTTGGTACTGATGGGCTACCCAACCCATTTTTTTGTGCCATAATTTTAGTGTCTTTTTCATTCTTTTGGGGTTATTGGTTGATATTTTTTGTTCCTGCCGTTTTGCCTGGCAAGGAGGCGTTTACAATTAAAACGGGTTTAAGGGTTGCCCGCAAGTTTTAGAACATAGAGTTTTACACCCATATAAATATTCTGTCCCCTCCCCGTAGATCATGGCTTACCGGGACCCGGACACTGCGGTCTTTTTGCCAATTGTATACCATCACATGGTATCCCTCTTTATCTTCGCAAAGGGGGTCCCATGTATATATTTTAAGATCAAACACATACACTATTTTGTTCCTAATTGCTATGCTCAAGTCCTTACTTAGACCTGATACTTTTAGGGTCGGACACCCTTGTTTCTCACTACAGATACTTTGTATCTGTAGTGAGAGTTTCCTGGTTTGGTAATAGTGATCTCTTATTTCTATTATCCTTGAGTTTCCGTCTTTAAATTTATTACGGTTACTAAAAAGCTCGTTAATAATGTTTTCAATAGCTGTCATAATAATCAATTTAGAATTTGGTAGATTTAGAATTTGTTGTAACGGGTTTAAGGGTTGCCCGTTCCCTGTTTTTTTCAATATTCTGGTTCTGATTGTATCATAAATTCAAGATCAGAAATTGCTTCTGACCGCGATCTTTCACCTCCGCCAAAAGCGTGAAGGATATTTTGGCCGTAGTATTGATTCTTATCCCCGTACTTTATTTCCCCGTCTTTCGACAGAAAAACAAATTCGTTTGCCGATGCCTGCATTTTCATGGAAACTATTTCCTCCAAATTGTTCGCTATCACTTCTAAATAGGTCATAGTATTTTTGTGTTTCAAATAAGAACCGTTTCTCATTTGCTTGTCCCAAATTAACGGAAGATATTAATCTAATGCAAGAAATTTGAATAAAAAAACTTCACTTATTTTTTGTAAAAACATTTAAAGAACTGATTTACAATCAGTTAACATCACGCATATACTTAACATTATGCCCCATTGCTACCAGTTGTGTACGTGTGTACGTGTGTACGTGTGTGTACGTGTGTGTGTAGTAGTAGTAGTATTGCAAGGGTATTTATAAGGGTATTCGGTAGGGGTATTTATAAGGGGTATTTTTTGTAGTAAAAGGCACGTTTGTGTGCCTCAATCCCTAAAAAAGGAATATACCCCCTTTACCAGGTACGTGTTAGCCGTTGGTCCTTGTTGGTCCTTGTTGGTCCGTTTTGGTCCGTCCTTGTCCTGGTCCGTCCTTGCCTGGTCCTTGTCCGTCAGTGTCGGTCAGTGTTGGTCAGTGCCCGTCCTTGTTGGTCTGTCCTGGTCTGTCCTGGTCCTGGTCCGTCCTTGTCCTGGTCCTGGTCCGTCCTTGTCCGTCCTTGCCTGGTCCTTGGTCTGTCCTGGGTCCGTTTTAGCCGTCCGTTTTACCCGGTCCGTTTTACCCGGTCCTTGTCCCGTCCTTGTCCGTCCTTGTTGGTCCGGTCCTTGTTGGTCCGTTTTAGCCGTCCGTTTTGGTCTGTTTTAGCCCGTCCTTGTTGGTCTGTTTTAGCCCGTCCGTTTTGGCCGTCCTTGTTGGTCTGTCCGTTTGGTCCGTTTTGGCCTACTGTAATAATACGGACGGTCTGTTTTGGCCGTCCTTTTTGCCCGTTTTGCCCGTCCTTTTGAATCGTTCTAAACAGTTGGTTTGTGCTGGCTTATCAGTTACTATTCAGTTTATTGAAGTGAGTCAATAGTCAGACCGTTTTAATTGGTCCGTTTGAGCCGTTTGAGCCGTTTGATTGATTGGTAGATGGTTTGGTCTGTTTTGACCTATCGTCCTTTATATGGGCAATTTAGGGGTATGCTTGTTGCTGTGTAACCTGTTAGCTTTGCGTGTCCGTTTTAGCCGTGAATAGTTGGAGTGTTTATTTCAGACTTTTGTAAGTGCCTGGTTTATAGCGTGTTTAGTTGGCTGTGTCTGGATTGTTGGCTGATTTGGACACCGTTTGGCGTGTTTGTGGCTGTATTGGACCCCTATACACCCCTTTTTGGGACTGATTTGCCGCCCCTACTTTCAACAATTTTTACAGGAAAGAAATAGACTTTTTTTTGACCCCCCTTTTTTGGAAGTTATAGCCAGGTCGAATTGCGATTTTTAAAAAAAACGGGTTTGGGGCTTTTTTTGGGCGGGTGGTGTTCAGTAGTGGGTAATATCAGATATTAACTATCTTTGTTCGGGCTAACGACGGGGTTGGCTGTTAAAGGCTTGAAATATGCGTATAGATGAGAGTTTGACGGGTTTGCCATTGATGAGCACTTTGAACATTCAAGACCTGCAAGGAGGCTTAAAAGACCTCTCTAGGGTGAATTATGAAAGATTGCGTAAGTCTTTGGACCGGGAGGGTTTTTTTGTTCCTCTTTACGTTTGGCTGGACAGGACTGACGGGACTGTGTATACGTTGGACGGACATCAGCGTATGAGGTTCTTTCGGACAGAGTACCCAAGGGGCATAAAATTGCCGGTTCAGTTTATCTCTGCTCGGGACAAGGTACACGCCAAGGAGCGGCTTCTGATTATCGACAGTGCTTACGGTGAGCGCACCAAGGAGGGATTTGACGAGTTTATGCTGGACATGGGGGATTTTGATGATTTTATTCTGGACTTCACGACGTATGATGATATGCTGGACAAGGATATTCCTGCGGCTGCGATTGAGCCTACTCCTAGCAAGGGCCATTTTTTAAAGGTTGAGTGCTTAAATGAGCTGGAGCTGGATAGTTTGCTGAATGAGCTTAGTGGGCGTGGCTTTGGGTGTAAGATAGTGTAATTATCATAAGTAACTACTGGACACAATGGAAGAGAAAAAGGCAAAGGTTTCTGTAAAGGCCAAGGCTAAGCCCAAAGCAAAACCGAAGGCTAAGCCCAAAGTTAAAAATGAAGTGGTGGTGAAGGCTAAGCCGGGCAGATCGTTGGCTCAAATAGACTGGTCAGCGGCTAAGCAGATGCTGGAGGTTGGCTGTGTTGGGACTGAGGTTGCTTCCTACATGGGGATTCACCCCAACACGCTTTATGAGCGCTGCCAGAAGGACCATGGAAAGACTTGGCAGGAATTTACGAATGAGAGTCAGGCAAAATTGAATTTTAGGCTCCGGTCTACTCAGGTAAAAAAGGCTCTTGGGTTTTGGCAAACGAACCCGAATAGTGGAAAAAAATTCTTCATTGAGCCTGATACGGCTCTATTGATATTTTTGGGTAAGCAGATACTTGGACAGGTGGAAAAGGTTGAGACAAAACATACGGTACATGGCTACATCATTGAGGATGAGCTTGGCCAAGTGATTGAAGACACTAGCCATCAGGTAATGGGGGAAGGGGATGAGGATGATTTTTGACAAAAAACTTGTCTCGATTGCGCTGAATCAGGACTGCATGGCTTTTATGGCCGGGTGTGAGGATGATAGATTTGATCTTGCTGTATGTGATATTCCTTATGGGATCAATGTGGGCAATATGCAATATTTGAAGGAGGTTCGTACCATGGCTAAGCAGAAAAATGGGAGTAGATTGAACCCAAATCAGAAGAAAAAAGCCTATAAATCAAAGGATTGGGATTTAAGCACTCCGTCACAAGAGTATTTTGACGAACTGAGGCGAGTAAGCAGACATCAGATCATTTTTGGGGTTGACTACGTTGGCTGGAATGGACTTGGAACGGGAAGAATTAAATGGAACAAGGGTTTTGCTGAGGGCGTGAGCTTTTCGGCCTACGAGCGGGCCTATTGTAGCATGATTGATCACGAAATGGAGCTGGACTTGCTGTGGGCGGGTATGCTTCAGGCCAAAAGTCTGAGCGAGCCAATGACTCAGCAGGGAGACAAAAGGCTGAACGAGAAGCGTATTCACCCGACCCACAAGCCAATACTGCTTTACAAGAGAATACTGAGTGAGTTTGCTGAGATTGGCATGAAGGTACTGGACACGCACTTGGGCGGTGGTAGTAGCAGAATTGCTGCTTGGGAAATGGGAATTGACTTTTTTGGTTGCGAATTGGACCCTGAATACTTTTCAGAACATCAGGCAAGATTCAAGCGCCACACGTCTCAACTGGACTTATTTAGGGTATGACAGTACAGGTACGTAGGATACGAAAGACGAACGACGGGAATAAGCTGATTTGCCGACCGGATGCAAGCAAGCTACTTCCGGTTTACAGGCGGCTGGCCAAGGCCATTACAACCTATGTGATAAACATGGGCGGGGGCGGTAGCTCAAAGAGCTATTCTCAGGCTCAGGACATTGTAAAGCGGTGTCTACGTAAGAAAGAAAAGGTGCTGGTGATCAGGAAAACGGCCACGACGCTGAATGATTCGGTGATTGACCAATTTCAGGAGATTGCTTTGCCCTTTTGGGGCCTAAGGGAGGGTGAAGATTGGACGTACAACGCTACAAAGCGCTCACTTACCTTTACTGTGACCGGGAGCCGGATTATTTTCAGAGGTCTGGACAATCCAGAAAAGATGAAGTCCATCTCGGGCGTAACGATTGTCTGGGTTGAGGAGGCTACTGAGATTAGCGAGAGTGAGTTCAACGTACTTAGTGACCGTATTCGTGGTGAGCCTCAGATTTTCATCACGTTCAACCCGGTGTCAGAGCGGCACTGGCTGAAACGTAGATTTTTTGACCCGGCAGGGGTTGATTTGGACCCAACAGGGAAAACTACTGGCTTCTTTAAGCAGGTAGACCACAGGACTACGCTGATTTTCTCCACGTTTAAGGAAAACCCGTATGTAGGGACCAAGTACATCGAAGACATGGAGTGGTACAAGCAGAACAACCCGGACCACTACCGGATTTACGGACTTGGGCTGTGGGGAATTGTTCGGCCAGAAATGCCCTACTTTTGGGCTTGGAAGTCTACGAGGCACTTAGACCATTTGCATTATGAGCCTCACAGAATGGAGGTTTATCTTAGTTGGGACTTCAACGTCAATAATAGCTGTTTAGTCAGCCAGCGAGAGTCTGGCGAGTGGGTAAATTACTTGGAGCTGATTCATGGGGGTGGTGATTTGGCTCAAATTTGCGAGCGGATTGTTACTACGTATGGCCAGATGGTGAGCTACAGGTTTACCGGGGACGCTTCTGGTAATAACCAGTCAGCCACGACGGAAGGGAATGCGGCTGCTTGGGACTTAATAAGAGGCCATTTTAGGACGCTAGGCGTGCCGGAAGGATTTTGCGACTACTCATTAGTACCACAGGCCAATACGTCCACGGCAGTATCAAGAACGGTGGCCAATGCGGTTCTAACCATGTATGGCTCAAACCTGAAAGTAAATAAAGACGGGTGCGGGCTACTGCTGGACGATCTGGACCGGATGCAAGCCCTGGCTAACGGTTCACTGAACAAAACCGACTGTAATAAGTACAATTATGGACACGCAGGAGATGCGTTTAGATACGATTTGCAGAATTTTGACGGCCCAACTTTTAAAGCCCGTTTTGGCGAAACTCTGCTGAAAAACGTATCTTTATCTAATCAAAGAAATATAAACCATTATCGTAATGAGTAAGTTACTATCAGATATTAATGAAAAGGCTGGAATGGACAGACTTTTGACCAAGGAGTCGGTGGCAAAAGTTATGAAAATGCACGTAAGAGGTGCGGTAAATGGCGATGCCGGAGCGATACCCGGATGGGCTATCGACGAGGCTGTTAGGGACGTGACAGAATTGGTTTATAAAAGCTGCAACTGCTTAAACTGCGCTAAAAATGGGTAAGCTGGCCGAAAATGTTGGTATTCGTGGCCTTCACGGCACGGCCAACGTGTACGTAAATGATCTACCTGCTGTGCATGATGAGCTACTTGGTAGCGTGGCGTATTCGGAAGACTTGCTGGACTATTATAATCGGATTTCAAAGAACGCTCAAAGTGTGTTTGGGAATGATGTGATTCAGGCTCTTATGGGCGGAAACGGGAAGTTTACGGACATTCAAAAGGCTTTCCCGAGGTCCACAGTAGACACTTCTCTGACGGAATATAATCTCACCAATGGTATGCTTGATGCACGGTATTCATTGATGGGCTTATCGGACTATTCGAGACTGAGCGCTGAAACTATTTTGATCTACACCAAGGGGAGCTACGACCTAAATGTGACCCTAGAGGTTAACTTGTCGGGCATGATGAGTGTAGTACTCTTCACGAATCAGTACAGTAAGACGGTTGATGATGGCGTAATGGAAGTTCTGGAAATAGCTTTGCCCGAGTCAGTAAACCGGGTTCTAAGCCCTAGTACCGTGACCCGTATGACCATATGGGTCAATGGGGCGGGTACTTTGCTCTCTCAGATGCGTATCCCGGTGGAGCCTAGTGTTTCTGTTATGGACTACCGGGCTGGACAATTGGCCGATTATCCGTTCATTTCGGTGATTGGTGATGTACGATTTGATGTAAATGAGTTCATGGACAAGAATTTTAACCGACTCAGCCATGCTTTTGCGAACCGGGTGGCCGGTAGACTACTGACTGATAAATTATTGTCACCAAACTTGAACTTGCATACCAACTCAAATCGAGAAGATACAAAATACCAGATTGAGCAATGTGACCTTCAGGTAAAAGAGCATTTAAAGGCTGTTTGCACGGGATTATACTTTAAGGCTCAATCAACCGAACTTCCGCCATTTGTGCCAAGATCGGGAATTGAAATAGGTGGCTATGTATAGCAAGTAAAAAAAAGAATTAAAGCGCTTTGTAGTGATACTGAGCGCTTTTCACCTTAATTATTCGAGAATATTTATGTTTACAGTTGACATAGATGCTACGGAATTGGAGTCTGTTTATTTGAGCATAAAAAGCTCAATGAAGCTGACAAACAAGGCGTTAGAGGCATCAGCAAAGGAGGCCGTAAAGGACATAAAACAGCGCATTTCTGAGGGTAAGGACTCTGCTGGACATTTTATGGTTACAAAGTCAAGGCGGAG